ATCCTCACGCCGGATGAGACGCTGACCATTTTTGTCGATCCGGCTTAGTTTGACGCTACACACTAGCTGTCGGTGCCAAGCAGCAGCTAACCGCCATTAGCTGCGCTGGTTTGCATTTGGTCAAAACCCGGGCCACAGATAGGAGTAACGTATTGGTTGACTGGCGATAATTCTGTGCTACACTGGTATTATGGTGACGGTTATTATCGGAAGTGAGCATTACGAGGTGAGGGGACGGCTGGCGGAGATGATCGCTTGGCTAGTGAAGCGCGCTGAACAGATCCGAAACGGATCGACAGGGGTGCGCTTTTCGTATCGGGGTCAGGCGTTAAGGGCGGTGATCGAGACGGAAGAGACGATCGCTTAGCTGATTGATGGCGTGAATCGAATATAGAGAATCTGTGCGGATCTAAAAGGCGCCGTACCCCTGCGGGGGGTGACGGCGCTTTTTCTATTTCAAACTGGAGGATAGCGATGACTGATGTGTTGAGCGTGCTGTTTCCCGAGGCCTTCCTGAATGCGCTGTTGGGCGTGCTGGCGCTGGTGGTGCTCGACCTGGTGTTCGGCATTTCGGTTGCGGTGAAGACCAAAACTTTCAAATGGTCGGAATTGGCGAATTTCTACACGACCAGCGTTTTACCCTGCCTGCTGGGCTGGGCCGTCGCCGACATTGTGCTGCGCCTGGCGGCGTTGAAAGGCCTGCCAATCGTGTCGAGCATCGAGCCCCTGGCCACGGGCGGCCTGTATGCGCTCGTGCTGGTGGCGCTGCTGGCGCAGATCGGAACGAAGTTGAACGTGCTGCGCGGGGCGGCTGAGGCCAAAGCGGCGGCGAAATAATCGCCGCCTTTTCGTTTGTGAAATGTGGATATCACGCAAATCATTGAGCTGCTTCTAGCAGGAGGCCTGGCCGGCTTGATTACTGCGTTTTCAATGTCGCTAAAGGCCCGGCGCGATGCCACCCGTGAGGACCGCAAGCAGCAGGCAGACGAGACAACCGGGGCAGCGACGGCGGCCAAGGCCATTAGCGAGGCGGCGGCCTCGGTCGTTAAATTGCAGGATGACCAGGTAGAAGAACTCCGGCTAGAAGTTAGGGCACTGCAAGCCGAAATATCCGCCATGAACAAGCGGCAGGATATTGAGATTCAGAAGCGATTGCGGGCCGAGGCGCAGACCGGCAATTTGCAAGATCAAGTCGAGCAATTACGTGAGAAGTTGGCCGGAATGGGCGCGCAGTTTGAACTGGCCGACCAAGAGCGGGTCAGAGTCCAGAGAGAAAACGGGGCCATGAAAACCAAGATTTTCGAAATGAGCGTGGGGATTCAGACACTCACGCGCCAGATACGAGGTGCGGGCCTGGAGCCTGAATATGTGTTTGACGTTCCCGTGATGGATGAGCGACAAACGGGGCCATTGAGCAAATGACGGGCAACCGATGGGCGAATCAGAAGCGGCAGTTGTCATTCATGATGGTCACGTTATTTTAGAATGCAATGACGCCTTTTGCGAATTATTCCGGTGCAGTTGTGAGGCGCTTATCGGGATGCGCATGGAACACATCATTGCCGATCATGATCTGCGCCGCCTGGCCGTGGTGCGGGGCAAGCGCATCATGAATGAGCCGGAAAATAAACAGTACACGATGGAGTATATCTTCCGGCGTTGTGACAGTTCAACCTTTTGGGGCAAGTCCTTCTCACGGCGCATCGCTGCCGAGCGCTATGAGACGCGGATCAAATGGCAGTACGACGAGGATGAGAGAGCCTGAGATGTGGCCAAGCGACATGGTGTCACTGATTTCCTGGCAGTCTTTGAGGGCATCGCCACCACGTTCTTTGACCTTGAGACTGATTTGCTGGTCATGCTGGATGAGGCGGGCAATATCAGCCGCGTTAATCCAGCATTTGAACGGGCGCTGGGTTATCGCGAGCTGGACATGCTCGGCGTGGCCATGATCCGCCTGGTCGATGTCAACGATTGGGCGGTGTTCATAAGAGCCTTTAGCGCATTTGAGACGCAACCGTTTCGATTGCTGTGCAGCGGCGAGGGTGAAATCAGCGTCAGGCTAATCGCGGCGCGATTCAGGGCCGGACGGGGCTATCTCGTTTTGAGGAAGACTGAGACATGACGGCATTCTATTCGCTGGTGATCAAAGATGGGGCGTACATCTTCATGCCCATGCTGGACTCGGTCAAGCAGATATTGCCTGTGAAGTGGGTGGGCCAGAATACGGCGCGGCCTGATGACGATTATTCTAATTCGGACTGCGGACCGGCCTGTGTGGCAATGTGGCTGGGCTATCGCGGTGTGACTGTCTCGGTGGACGATGTGAGCCGCGCCACGGGCAAGGCGCCCGGGTTCATTTATACCGTCTTTGCCGATCTCGATCGGGCGGCCAATCCATACGGCCTGGATCTGATGCACCAATTCGGGACGCTCACGCTGGAAATCATCCAGCACGAAATCGACGCCCGGCGGCCGGTGTTGGCGCTGGTGCATTATCCGTCGCTGCCAGATCGTTTCAGCGCGACTTATGCCTCGTCTCATTGGATTCTCATCGTGGGCTATGAGGGCAAGACCTATTTTTATCATGACCCGTATTGGCCAACCGAAGCGGGCGGCGCGCTGAACCCGATCTCGGCGGCGGATCTGGTGAAAGCCCTGCAGAACGTGACAGCGAACGGGAATACGCCGATGCAGGGCGCAACGCAGAAAACAGAGTGACGATGCTCGATTGGGACATACCGATCGAAGAGGCGGTGGAGACGTGCAAGCGCATCTCGTCGACGCTGCCAGGAAAGAGAACGGGCGACGTGGTGAAACCTGAGCTGGCACTGGATGAGATCGCGAAGGTATCCGAGCCCGAGCACGGGAATGATAGCGCAGCTAATGGGACTTAGCAGTTGAGTTTTTCTACTTTTGGAACATGCCAAAGCGAAAGACGACGACGAATAAATATGCTCGCAAGACACGGTCGACAACCAAGCGAAAAACGGATGCCAGGACCGCGTTCCCTGCGCCAGCACAGGCGCCCGGGCAGCCGAAGAGCCGCGAAGCCTTCGAGGCATTCGAGCAGTATCACGAGTCGGCGGGATGGTGGGCGGATTACGCGCATTTGAGGAACGAGGGCTTTACCTGGCGCGTGGCGGCGTATATCGCCTGGGCAGCGAGCCCGCTGCAACGGAGATGGCCAGCGACGCTGAAAGACCTGGCCACCATGGTACTGGGCCTGAAATCGGACAAGGTCATTTACAAGTGGCGCAAGAATAATCCAGAAATCGAACAGCGGGTCGAAGCCTTTCGGGCAGAGCCGCTGCTGCGCTATCAATCGGACGTGCTGCACGCGCTGATCGACGTGGCGAGCACGCCGGATCCGAGCGCGCACAACGATCGCAAATTATTCCTGGAGATGAGCGGCCTGTACACGCCAAAGGCGCAGACCGTGCTGACCGGCGCGCACGACGGGCCGATCGGGGTGAGCGTGGCGCATGATGATCTTGACAACGCCATTGAATATGAACTGGCGCGCCTGGCCGGTGGAGGCCAAGCAGCGGCTGCTGAACCGGCTGCAGACGATGTACGTGCCACGGGGCAGCGCGCTGGAGCTGATGCGGACGCAGCATCCTGAAGTGCTGATCGGCGGCCCGGCAGGCACGGGCAAGAGCCGGGCCTGCCTGGAGAAATTGAATAAACTCGCCTGGCAGCATCCGCAGTCGCGCTATTTGATCGTGCGAAAAACGCGCGAGAGCTTGACCGAGAGCGCGCTGGTCACGTTCGAGGAGCAGGTCTTGAAGTCGGACGATCGGGGCGGGCAGGTGATTGCGACGGGCGGGCAACGGAATCAGCGGCACAGTTACCGCTATCCCAACGGGAGCGAAATCATCGTCGGCGGACTGCGCACGAGTTTTAAGGACACCACCGAGAAGGTGATGTCGACCGAGTACGACGTGATCTACGTGCAGGAAGCGATCGAGCTGTCGCTGAACGAGTGGGAGCGCTTGAGCACGCGCAAGCGCAACGGGCGCGTGCCGTTCCAGCAGATGATCGCGGACTGCAACCCGTCCGGACCGAATCACTGGTTGTGGCTGCGCTGCCAGGATGGCCACACGCGCTACATCGCGAGCCAGCACACGGATAATCCGCGGCTGTGGGACGCGCTGGTCAACGACTGGACGGCATTTGGGCGGGCCTACATCGCCGATCTGGATCGGCTAACCGGCGTGTTGCACGATCGGCTGCGGTTGGGCAACTGGGTACAGGCCGAGGGCGTGGTGTACGACAATTTTGATCTGGGCAACCTGACGGACGACGAGCCGGACCGGGAGCGGCCGTTCGAAATCGCCTTCGACGACGGCTACATTGACCCGCGCGCCATCCTATTCATCCAGCGCACGGCGAGCCGGATCCTGGTATTTGACGAGCTGTATCACACGAGGCACTTGGAGGAGATCTGCTTATCCGAGATGCTGCGGGTGTGCGGCCGATGGTTCGGCTGGAAGGATGAGGCGGCCGGGCTGCCGGCGAGACTGCCGGAGATCGCCGTGGGATCGCACGAGGCGGTGCAGCTGCACAAGCGGCTGAGGAAGGCGGACGTGCCGAGCCGAACGGCCCTACACAAGGTCGCGCAGGGCATCCCGGTAGTGCGCGGGCTGATTTGCGACGGGAACGGTTACCGGACCTTGCAGGTGCACCGGCGCTGCAAGAATCTGATCAATGAGTTGACGAGCGGTTACAAGTATCCGGCCGAGGGGACGCGGCGCAATGAAGAAGAACCGCTCGATGAGAATAATCACGCAGTGGATGCGTTGAGGATGTGGGCATGGCTGAGAGCACGGAAGTAAATCTGAAAACGTACATCAGGCATCCAGTTGTGATCGCGTTGATCATCGGCGGGCTCGTGCTGCTGGCGGTGGTGGCGCTGTTGGTGCTGCTTCCGGCTGGCACGCCTGGCCAGGTGGTGAATTTCAACGGCCAGGCAGTGAGCCTGGATGGTGCCGCACAGGTCAAAGTGCAATCGAGCCATTCGGTGACGGCCTACGACGACGTGACCGTAACGGTCAACACAGTGACGGTGACGATATGGATGCAAGAGCCAGCCAAATAATGCGGCTGAGCACACAGCGCGCTTGGCGCTGGGCCAGGCGGGTGCTGGGCCTACTGATCGTATTCGCGATTGCGGCGGCGCCGCTGGTGGTCGGATTCGTGGCCGGCGTGGTGTACGGCGTGGCGCGGATCGTGTGGTTTGCGCTGGCCGAGGGATTCGCCAGCGGGCGCAATTTGATCGAGCGGCGGCCGGGCGACTAAGGGATGTTAGCTGCACTGAGACGAGGGCGACATGAATCTATTTGATCGCATCGTATTACGGGCAAGGGGCAAGGCCCTGGCCGAGCTGCACCCGGAGATGCTGGACCGGGAGCACCTGGCCGTGATCCGCTCGGACGGGGTGATGAGCCAGACGCCTTATTCGTTCCTGAACGGCGTGCAGGATTACGAATCGTACGTCTGGGTGCGCAAGGCGGTCAAGGTCATCTCCGACAATCTGAGCGTGCTGCCGCTGCAGGTGCTGCGCGGCGACCAATTGGTCACCGGCCACTCGCTGATTGAACTGCTGACCAACGTGAACGACACGATGACCAGCATCGATCTGTGGAACCAGTGGGTGATCGACATGATGCTGGGCGGCGAAGAAGGCTGGGAACTGGTGAAGGACGCGCGCGGTCAGTACACGGAGATCTGGCCGCGGCAGCCGCACACGATCTATGTGCACGCCGAGCAGGCCAGCAAACGATATTACAAAGTCGATCACTACACGATCGACGACGGCCAGGGCGATCCGTACGCCCTGCAGCCAGATGAGATGATGCTGTTCAAGTTCTATAATCCCCGCAACCCCTGGCGCGGCATTGCGCCGATTACCGCCGTGCGCATGTCGATTCTGATCGACACCTTCGCGCAGGCCTGGAGCAAGCTGTTCTTCAACAATTCCGCCCGGCCGGATTACGCGGTGGTGGCGCCAGAAGGCGTGACCAAAACCGAGCGCGATGATCTGGAGAAACAGTTGTCGCAGAAGTTTGGCGGCGCCAATGCGCACAAGCCGATCGTGCTGGAGCAGGGTGTGAGCGACATCAAGATTCTGTCGTTTCCGCCGAAGGACATGGAATGGCTGGAGCAGCGGAAGATGAGCCGCGAAGAGGTCGGCGCGATCTTCGGCGTGCCGGACGAGATCATGGGCTGGGGGCGCGACACCTATGAGAATTTCGCCACGGCGCTGCGCGTGCTGTGGACGCTGACGATCGTGCCATTGGCCAACCAACGCGACACGCATCTGACCGAATATTTCCAGCGCGTGAAGGTGCTGCGGCCGGACGAGGTCGTCATCACTGATCTGAGCGGCGTGGAGGCGCTGGCCGAAAACGAGGCGGCGGAGTGGACGCAGGCGCAGTCGCAGATCAGCATCGGTGCGCTCCTGATCAACGAATGGCGCGAGCGCGAGGGGCTGGCGCCGCTGCCGTGGGGCAATCAATGGTGGGCGCCGCTGAGCCTGGTCCCGATCGGGAAGAGCGGCGCAGCGCCGGCCGCAACGGCACCAGAAGAGGAACAAGCCGAAAAGCGCGTAAAGATTGTGAAAGCACCGGAGTATGGATCGGCCGAGCACGAGAAGCTGATGAACGTGTATTTGAAGCGGACTGATCCCTACGAGCGGAAATTTAGGGCAATGGTGATCGATCTGTTCGAGATGCAACAGCGGGCGGTGCTGGTCGAGTTGAAGCGCAGCACGAAGGCGCGCAGCCCGCAGAGCATTGCCGACGATCCGTTCGACAAGGACGAGTGGATTCGCCTGTTCAAGAAAGAGAGCCAGCCCTTGATCCGCGAGATCGTGGCGGCGGCCGGAGTGAGCGCGATCGAGGATCTGGGCCTCGGGCTGCGCTTCGACGTGGACCGGCCGGCGATCGCCAATTTCATCCGGCAGCGGGCGCAGCGCTTTGCGCAGCAGGTCAACGAGACGACCTGGGAGGAACTGCGCGCGAGCCTGGGAGAAGGCCTGGACGCGGGCGAGGGTGTGCCGAAATTGATGGCGCGCGTCGAGGAGATCATGGGCAACCGCATCCGGTCGAGCAGCGAGACGATCGCGCGGACCGAAGTGCAGGGCGCGACGAGCGGCGGGACGATCGAGGCCTGGCGCGACACGGGCGTGGTCGAATCGAAAGTTTGGATCAGCGCGCTGATCGCCGGGCGCAGCCGGCAGGAGCACATGGACGCGCACGGGCAGACCGTGCCGCTGGATGGCAAGTTCGAGATCGGCGGAGTGGAGACCACGGGGCCGGGCCTGAGCGGCGTGGCCGAAGTGGACATCAACTGTTTGTGTGCGATGACGGCGGTGGTGAGCGAGCGCGAAAAAATTGCACAGCGTCGAAACGGGCACGCCCCCATGGTTGACGTGGCCGCATTCATGAGGGCATAGGGGGACACAATGCAACCCATTCACAAGACATTCGAGATTCAGGTTTTGGAGGGCAGCGACAACGGCGGGCGCATCCTGATCAACACGGGCGCACTCGATCGCGATCGCGATCGGGTGCTGCCCAGCGGGATGAAGGTCGACAACTATACGCGCAATCCGGTGGTGCAGTGGGGCCACAACTACCGCGATCCGTGGGCGACGGTGGGCAAGACCACCTGGATGGACGTGACGGCCGACGGCGTGGTCGCCGAGTTTGTACTGCGGCCGGCGGCGAACGACCAGGACCCGCAAAACATCGTGCGCCTATTGTGGGCGGGCGGCTGGGTGCGCACGGCCTCGATCGGGTTCATCCCGACGAAGGGCAAACAGAACCCGGAAGGCGGGATGGATTTCAGTGAGTGGGAATTGTTGGAGTGGTCACTGGTGCCCATCCCGGCGAACCAGGACGCGCTGAGGCTGGCCGTGAAGGGGATTGACGCCCTGCCCGCGGAAAGTAGCGAATTGCCAATGCCAGAATCGAGCACAGAGGCTCTGGCGACGAAGGAAGACAATGGAGTCCCGCCACGCCGTACACAGGCTCCCCCGGAGCCTGGGTACGCGCATGAGCGAGCGCGCGGGAATGACGCGATTGAGAAGCGCGGGCGCGTATTGTCGTCGAAGAACGAAGCGCGGATCAAGAGCGCAGTCGAGGCGCTGCAAGCGGTGCTGAGCGAGTTGGAGCAGCAGACCGAAACAGCAGACGACGGGGATAAATCAGCGCAGCTAATGACCGTTAGTGGGGCTGATGGATTCCCGCCAGAAGCGCGCGGGAATGACGATGACGCGGTCGAGAAGGGGGCGATCCCGCCACACACGACGCCGATGGCCGACGAGGACACACCGTGGGATGGGCCGGCCGTGGTAGCCGAGCTGCCGAACGAACGCGCAGTGCTGCGGCGGGTGCACGCCTGGGTGGACGACGAGGGCGATCCGGACGTGAAGAATTCCTACAAGTTCCCGCATCACCTGGCCGACGGGCGCGTGGTGCTGCGAGGCGTGAACAATGCGATGGCGCGCTTGAGCCAGGCGACGATCCCCGACGGCGATCGTGACGGGGTGGAGCGCCACCTGCGGCGCCATCAAGAGCAGTTCAACAAAGAGACGAATACGAGCACGCCGGGCGAGCGCCCGGATGGCTCTGTTCTGGCCGGTGAAGACGAGGCAGAAACTGCCGCCGCTGCCGAACGCGAACTGGCCGAGGTGTTGGGACAATATCTCAAAACTTTGAAGGAGGTTTTGACATGAGCGAGGTTCTGGAGCAGATCAAGAGTGAGATGGCAAAACTCACTGCGACCGTGAAGGAACACCAGGCCGACAAGGCCACGCTCGACACCGAACGGTTGGCGGCAGCGGTGGAGGGCATGGTCGAGCGGCAGGTGGCGGAGAAGTTAGTGGAGGCGGAGAGGAGCCGGCCGATCCGGAAGGGCGAATTGATCGGGCCGCCGGGATTCCAGCACGTGAGCAAGGGCGTGGTGTCGGCTGGAAAATTCGAGGGGCAGCACGTGGACGACGTGATTTTCGCACACTGGCTGCTGACGCGCGCGCTGAAGATCCGGCCGGACAGCGTGCGGCCGCCGTCGAAGGACATGAACGACGTCGTCGAGAAGGCGCTGACGGCGACCGGGTCTGGCACGGGCGACGAGTACGTGCCGACCGGCATGGCGGCGGAATTGTGGGGCGATATGTTCCTGGCGTCGAAGGTCGTGAAGACGATCGGCATCATCCCGATGCCGAGCGACCCGTTTGACATTCCGCTGGGTTGGGGCGCGACCACGTGGCGCAAGGGCACGCAGAACACGGCGACCACGGCCACCGACGTCGCCACAGCCAAGAGCACACTGACCAGCACCGAGCAGATCACAGAAATCAACTGGTCATACGACCTGGACGAAGACTCGGTGGTCGCCGTGTTGCCGACGCTGCGGCGGGAATTGTCACGCAGCGGCGCCGATCAGATGGACGCCTTCGCGCTGAACGCCGATGCGACGAACGCGGGTACGGGCAACATCAATCTGGACGACGCGGACCCGGCAGATGA